AGATACTGACAAAGTATTTTGTGGAAATTGTCATAATGAGATACCTAACATTACTCATTTTGCAAAAATGCAAATGAAGTCAATGAAACAATATAAAAAGAAAATTAAGAAAAAATTTTCTGTAAAATGTAATGATTGTGATAATGTAGACCAACCAATTATATATGATAACAATTTGTATTGTTCAGCTTGTAAAGTAAATCTTCAATCTATATCAGAAATTTTTAAAAATATGATAATAGAACAATTATCTAAAAAAGATGAATGATATTATTTTACATTGCAATAAATTACTAAATGAATGTCCATTTAGTATGGACGTAAAAAACTATCTTGATGCTAGGATATCTAAAGAATGTCAAGATAGATTTTTATTTGGTTATTTCCCAAATAATGATCAAATCAATTTATTAAGTTTGTTTTTTGAAGATGATTATCTATTAAGTTTAAAGTTGATTTTTTTGAATAGACATTTAAAGATATCATTTTTTAATAATCATCCATTGATAATGCCATATAGAAATGTTTATGGGGAAACTGTTGCAATTGTAGGCAGAACTATTTTATCTGAAGATGAAAGAGACTTGTTGAAAATATCAAAATATAAGAATACAATATTTGATAAATCTAATCATTTATTTGGATTATTTGATGCAAAGGAATCAATTCAGCAAACAAATTGTGTTTATGTAGTTGAAGGGCAATTTGATGTTATTAAGGCTTATGAAAATGGTTTAACAAATGTAGTAGCTACAGGTAATGCAAATCTTTCTGAAAATCAACTTCTTTTATTATTAAGATACACTGATAATATTGTTATTTTATTTGATAATGATGAAGCTGGAAATAAGGGTAGAAATAATGTTAGAGCATATAAAAAGTATGCAAATATAAGTGATTTGTTTTTACCTAAACAATATAAAGATTTATGTGATTTCTTTCAACATAAGACATTGGAAGAATTCAAATCTTTATAAGCACATAAGTGCAGACATAGACTATATAGTCAAATTTAAAACAGTTAAAGACTACTAAATTTGTAGCTTATTAACGATGCTATATAGACATACAAATGTACAGTTTATATTTGGTAACAAATCTTATCAATAATAAAATTTATATTGGGCAAACGAAAAATTTTAAACAACGATTATCACAATATAGATCTGCTTTTAATAGAAAGTATAATAAGCAATTATTGCACAAAGCATTTGTTAAATATGGATTTGCAAATTTTAAATTTGAAGTTATAGCGATGGCAAAAAATTTAGAAGATGCAAATGAAGCAGAGAAAGATTTGATCAGACAATATAATTCTGATAATTTTTTGATTGGTTATAATGTTTCTAGTGGTGGAACCAATTTTGAAAAAAATGAAGCAATAAGAAATAATATTTCAAAAGGGTTAAGAAATCATTATGCTAATAATGTTTCTATTTTAAAAGGCAAACCACAACCACAATGGTTGAGAGAAAAGATTTCTAAAGGGTCTATGGGCAAACCTGGAACAAATAAAGGAAAAAAATTTTCTGAACAATGGCGAAAAAATATTTCAAAGAGTTTAACTGGATTTAAACATTCAGAAGAAACTAGAAAAAATATGTCTATGGCACATATAGGAAATATTGCTCCAAATAGAAAATTAAATTTTGATATAGCAGAAGAGATAAGGTTAAAGTATAGGAATGGATTAACACAGAAACAGTTGAGTATTGAATATGGTGTAAGTCAAGATACTATATTTAACATAGTGCATTTTTATACCTATAAAAAATAGGAGATTATTTTGAGTAAAAGGAAAAATCGTAGTGATGCTTACCAATGGGTTTTAAATGAAATTCCATATTCAGCAGAGATGATGTGTGGATTTACAAATTCTGATTCTTTAGGAAATAGGATTGAACCTCATATGTATAATGAGAGGATTGAAGAATTAAAAGAAGAGTTATTACAAGAATTTTGGAAAATTGTTAAAACACAATTAACAAAAAGACAATCGGCTGTAATAGAATTAACAGCTGAAGATTTAACTCAGATGGAAATTGCAAAAATTTTAGGAGTAAATCAAAGTTCTATTACAAAGTCATTACATGGAAATGTTGACTATAAGAATGGCAAAAAAGTTTATGGAGGCAGTATTAAGAAACTTCAAAAGATTATGAAAAATGACCCAAATATAAAGAGAATATTACAAGAGATAGAAGATCTAAAAGTTGAAAAGTATTGATATTAGTACATAATTAAATATACAATTGAATTATTTTCTTTTCAAAGTTTATTTGGAGAATAGATGTTAAAACAAGGAGTTGATTACAATGCACTGTATAGTAATCTATACAATAAAAGATATCGTTTAAAAGATGTCGAGCATAGATTAGAGAAGGTAGCATTTGATGTTGTCAGGTTTAAAGATTCTGATGAATCTGCTAGATTATGGCAAGTTCAGAGTTGTGATGATGGTGATTATATTGTAGCATTGTATGATGACGATGAAAATGTAAAGCAATCATCTTGGCAAGTTGCTATTAATGATGACCTAAAAAAAGTTAGTTTTGCATACAAAAAAGAACATATTATTACATTAGCATCTGATAAATTGGGAATTGATAAAAATGAATTAAGTTCATTGCCAAGATATCTTCCAAAGAGTTTAGAAACTAATAAAAAATTAGTTACTGCATTATTAAATAATTTAAGTTCAGAAGCTAAGAAAGAAATTTTAACAAAATATCCAGAGTTAGGCTAAATATGAATTTTGATCAAATATTTAAACTAGTAGAAAAAACAGCTAGACTTTCTGAAGATGTAGAGAAGTATTCGACAGATTTATTAGCAGTTAAAGTATCTAAATGTTTAGAAACTAATCCTGGAGATCAAACCATTGGTTTGGTACATCGTGTTTTACAAAGAATGGCTTCTACAGGCAATGCTTTTATTTCAAAATCTCAGTTTAAAAATTTGTACAAACAATTCTATACAAATAATACTAAATTTGCAGAATATTTTGCAGATGAATTGGGTATTAAAGCAGAAGAAGCAGAAGAACCAAAAGTAGCAAAAACATCTAATAAAGAACAAGTAGATTTTTCAATTGCAAAATTTGCAGATCCAGTATTATCAAATGCATTAGAAAGTTGTTTTGATAAAACAATTCCGTTAAAAGAATTTTCTAAAAAACTAGGTTCTGAAGCAGAAGTTAAAATTTCAAATACGTTAAAACTTTATGGATTACCAGCAAAAGTATCATCTATAGATGGTAACGAACATGTAATTGTTGTTCAAGCAGAATTTGATACTCCAAAAGGTATAACTTCGGTATTATTGCCATGCCAAGTTAATAACGATAAACTTATTGAAGCAACTAAATTTATTGGTAATAATGGATTAAATGATTTTAATAAGAAATCATTAGAAAATTATATTGTCAATCATGTTGGTGAAAGAACAAAAATTTCATCAAAGGATGTATTATTAGCAGTTGTTAAAGAAAGTTTTCAAGAACCTACAATATCTTCTGTTAAATTAGCTATGGCAAAATCAAAACTTTCAAAAGAAGAAAAAATGATGTTTGCACCGGCAATTTTAGGACAAAAGATTGCAGAAGTTAAAGAAAAAGATATTGTTTTTAAGAAAGACCCTAGTTATGAAAAATTTGCTGAAAAATTAAATTCAGTAACTGGACAAGCAGAATTTTATCATGGAGATAAGGTTGCTAAAGCAAGAGATGTATTAGCTAGACACCTTCATAATTTAGGACACAA